GAAGGTGGGCCTCTGGCGCAGGGCCGAACCTGCAGACACAGCCGAGGTCAAGGTGGCCATCTTGTCCAAATCCAACGTTCCCCCAGAAGCGGTTCGAGTGCCCTGAAGCGTAGTATAAGTGGTACGGGAAAGTCCGCCAAGAGTTCCCACAGAAGTCCCGTCATCATCCAAAGCATCCAATCCCAGGAAATCCTTGCTGGAGTTACCAGTCCCATCGGCATAAAGCATGGTGCCGATGTCATCCAGGGCATCTTCTTGGGCCGACTCAACCTCAATGCTCACCAAGTTAATCACCTGGGCTGGGGTGCGGTTAACCGCCTTCTCTAGTCCAGGAATGGCCACCGGCATCTCGTAACCCCGGACATCATAAGCCATCATTACCCGAGTCTCAACGGTAGAAGTAGAGTGGGTATCCAATCCAGAGAACGATCCGCCCAAGGTACTCTTCTGGTATTTAAGCGGGCGCTTCAACTGCTCCCCAGACCACTTGTTGGCATTGGAGAGAAACCGGAAAGAAATAAAGTTATCGCCGAGGATAGTATCAACCGCCGAGGGAAGAATTTCGTCTTGGGTTACAGTAGTAAGTCGATTAGTAAATGTCATTTTTCACACAAAAAACCCACTTTTGGTGGGTTATGATTTAACCTTATGAGCCTAATAATAAATAGTACCGAAAACTTTGTCAATAGGGAGTTTCTCCCTACCTCAAGAAACTAAAGCGGTTAATGCCTGGGCAAGAGCCTTAACCGTGGGTTCAAACTCTTTATCCTCATCAAAATATTCGTTGTAAGCCGTAAACTGCAGGTTTTCTACCACCTCCCATTTGTCTTGCTTGTCCTTACGCTCCGACATCCGATCCTTTTCATCTAAAGCCGCCTTGACAATAGGGTTATCCTGGGGCAAAGCCTTAAGTCGGCGCTTAAGGACAGCTTTCCGTTTCCGCCGCTCCTCTTCAAAGTTGGAAGCTTCTGGCATATCGTGCATTGGCATAATTGTACTACGCTTTCATGTGCGCCCGCTTTTTCATCACCATCCGGTGCATCTCCTTTTTGCTCTTTCCGTGCCATTTCTCGCTCCCAGGCACACCTTTATTAACAGATTTGTAAAAGACTTCCTCGCCTCTCTTGCCATATTGCTTCTTCATGCTAGACATGACCTCCTTGCCCGATTTTGTAAGTGGCATAATTTATCACCCCCCAAACATACCCTTAAATTTATCTATCAGATTACCCCCACCCTGAGCTGGTTTAGCTGGAGCTGACTTGCCCCCCAAAGCCTGTTTGGATAGATTAACCGTATCCCGCAAATGCATTATATGGAGTTGCTTAACTTCTGGGTCAAGCTGTTGAAAAACCGGGGATCTGACAAACTGGTCGTAGGCGGCCAAATATTCCTTAGAGGCATCCTGCTTGCCTGGGACATTCTCCCCGGCGCTAATTCTCTGGATAGTAGCCATCGCATCCTGGTTGCCAGTTTCATCCCCCAATTCCAATACTTCTTTAATATACCGATCTGGCATCCACAAGAAGTAAATCAATCTCTTAGCCCACTCTTTGGGATTAGGCACGTGTAATTTCTCAAAGAATGAAAGCGGGTCAATCCGCCCACCCATCTTAGTCAGTTCCATAGCATCAGACTTGTCTTTGGTTTTGTCATCAGGCATCATCGAGCCAGCCTGGATATTGATCTCAACCCCATCCTCTATCTTGTCAGCCGAAAACTGGGCAAACACCGTCCCGCCGTCCGGGCCAGCGTACTTAACCATGTGCTCTTCTTTAGCAAAGACCTTGAAAAGCTGGGTTATCCCCTCATAAACCTGCACCGCACCCCGCTCAATGGCATCGGTTAAAGGCCGGGTTCTGCCCAGGTCTGCCCGCTGGGACAATACCTCCTGGCCCAGAGTTTTAGCCTCGGTCTTCTCTCCCCTGACAGGAGCGTGGGTTCCGAAAAGGTTATCAATCTCTGCCCGAGCGTCATATTTATCCTGAAGCACATAAGAAGGTAATGCCGCTGGAGCCACCCGGGCAAAAGCCTCCTGCACATTTCCCTTAACGATGATCTTCTGGCGAGGATCGCCAGTGTATTTTTCTATCTCTCCTGCGGAAATCATGTTAAGGTTAAATACCTCAGTAGCATTTACTTTGTCGGCATTCTCCACTATTTGCCGGCCCCGCTTCTCTAGCACATCCTGAAGCTTGGCGGTTTGCTCAGTCAAAGAAGTATTGTCGTAAACATACTGGCCATCGCTTAAGAAACGGAAGAATACATAGGGCTTGCGGGGAGCATCAAGATAGTTAGTCCCCTTACTATAATTATAGTAGGGATACGGCCCCGCCCCTAAAAGCAAGTCGTCAATTTTCCAACACACCGCCTCCTTGCGTTTACCTCCAAGGAAGTAAGTAAACCAAACCTCCCAGTAGTTAGCCTTAGTCCCCAACCTAACTGTTTCACCCGAATGCTGTAGCCCCGCTTTCTCTTTAATCTGCTCCTTCATGTTAGGAAACTTACTAATAAGCTCCCCAACCGTCACCCTCATTTTCTCACCAATAACCCTAATATCATCGGGGTCATCAGCCTCAGAAGCGATAACAATTTTATGAGGCCGAATACATTTAACGCTTATATCGCCAATAAAAGTACCGTCAGACTTGAGCCTGCCACCGTTATAGTCCCAACTCCATTTAATGATGCCGGTGCGGTAGCCCATCAACAAGTGCCTAGCAGCCATCTGCAAACCACCCTTAAGATTAGCCTTGTCTGCCTTTTTCTTTAAGACATTACCATAGCTCGTAGCCAATTCCCGGGAAGCATCGGTGTCCTGGCCTTCAGTTACGACTGGTTCGGGAATACGGGCCACCACATTTGATACCAAGGTTTCTATAGATAAGAAAATCCGGTTGTCCCGATAAAGCGGGTGCTGGTAAGGATAAGGTTCAAGGGAATGGCTAACCTCAAAGTTTTTGTTAAGCCACCTTTTCTCGTTAATTGCTCTAACATTTTTAAGATTAAGCTTCTTCTCCCACCATTGGTCAAAGGTGTCCATCTTCTCGCCAACGATGCGGGTAAGCTTCTCTTTAGTCAGCCCCAAAGCTAAATACTCTTCCTGTTCCTCAAACCCCTCACGCTGGGTAATATCGGTGGTCGTTAAGTTAGGAGATGCCATAGGTTAATTTTATCACAGCAGAACGAGCCGATATACATAGTTGCACCGGCCACACTTAATATCCGCCCGTGGTTCATGCTGGGGTACCGCCCCATCCAACAAAATTTCCAGTATATCCCCCTCATACTGAAATACCACCCAGGCGCAGTTGTTGCACCGGAAATTACGGACAAAGTTAACCGTATGACCCAAAATCACCCCAATCACTGCATGGGAATCATCATGAACCGCCTCTAGGGGAGAAAGTCGCTTATAAATATGAATCTTCACTGGCATACTGTTTTTTCTGCTCGGCCCGCTTGATTACCTGTTGTAAGTCCAAAGCCGGAACCGTGCCGTCTGGGTTAACCATCGGGTGTCGATGGCTTAGGCTTGGCCCCATTGGACTAATTATACCCCCCTGGCCAATAGTCTGCTCCAAAGCCAAACGCCAAAGAACGGTAGCGTGAAGATAGTGATCGGGCTTGTTCTCTATAGTCCGCCATCGGGGGCGCTTAATCCCATCCGGGGTTTCCACAATAGTCCGGTAAATCTGCTGGCACTGATAAATGTAATCTTCTAGTTCGGTTAAGCTCAAATTAAACATGATGTCCCGGGAGTTAATGTCAGCCACCACCGCATCGATAATCTTGGTGCGGTCAGATTTGATAATGTACCTCTTAAAATCCCAATTCACCGCCCCGACATCTTTTCTGTCTTGACGGTAGTAGTGGACAAACACCTTCCCGGGATACTTCTCGGCCAACTTAGCCGGGTGGGTCGGGTAGGGTAAAGAGTCAATCACCATCACCGCCCCGTACTGGTTCCTCATGTTTTCTATAGTCTGCCAGTCCTCGGTAGTCCCCACCTCAAAGATGCCATAGCGGTTACCGATAACATAGTGTTTAACCCGGCCATTGTCCACGCCGATGGCGACATTGGTTTTAGGATTGTAGCCCGGGCTCAAACATTTAATGATCGACTCCCGGGAAATGGCCGTGTCCTGGGACACGAAAGGCAAGCCCAGGGTGAAGTTGTGGAATATATCCTGATCGCCCTCGGAGTCCTCAATAATCTTTTCTGCCGAAATCCAGGGCACAAACATCTGCGAAATCCAGTAGCCAGAAATATCCGAGGTTTTCTTGTTCACCCACCGGCCGGAGGTTAAGTCATCCCGGCTCAACTCCCGCTTACACTTGGCGCAAATCCGTATCTGTTTGCGGAAATTGATATTCTCGGGAAACTTAAGGTACCAATCATAGTTACACCAGGAACACTTAACAAACCAGTGCTTCATATCCGATTTCTGCCATAACTCGTCCACCCCGGCCCCAGGGATGGTCGGGTTGGAGAACCGCCACTCCCAGCCCAGTTCCGGGCGCTCCCGCTTGGCATCATCAAGGCGACTTCGATAAGTTTTGATGACTTTCTGATTAGAGCGATCATATTCGTCATTGATCAAAATGTGGGCCGAGATAGAGATAGCCTCGGTTTGTTCATAGGTACCCCGATAATAGATAAACCGCCCCGCTACCTGCTTTAAGTGAACCGAGTCCACCCCCACCATCTGCTTAATAGCTGGATTACCAGCAATCAAAGGATCAACTTTAGGCACCACAAAATCTTTGGCGATGTTCCGGCTAGGGAAGGTATGAATGATATTGGCCCCGGCGTACTTAGCCAGGTGAAAAGAACGCAAAATAGCCAAGGTTGACCAGCCAATCTGGGCGCATTTTCTGACAGCCTGGCGCTCCGAATTATCCAGGTAAGGTTCAATCATGAAAGTATGGTTTTTAAACTCTATCGGGGAGCCATTCTCGTTGGCGATATTGTTGGCCATCAGCCAGGCGATGCTGTTAAAGGCACTTGCCTTGTCTAAATCCATGCTCATAAGGCTAATCTTAGCAGAGCTATAAAGGGAAGAAGTACCAGCCCGGCCAACTGGCCCAGGAAGAAAACCGTGGCTAGGATAGCCAGGGGGATAAATATGGCCGCTCCCAAAATTTTCCAAAAAATATCGGAAATGGATTGTTTAGTCATAATTTTTATAACTCCTTAAACCTTGCTTTTCTTCTAGCATTTTTCTTGCTTGTATAGAAACACCGCCAGCGAAAAAGACCTTCCCAAAAACCGGATGAGAAGCGATTCCACCTCTTGCTAAATCTTCCAATAAAAAACCTTCCTTAATTTTTTCTTCTATATACTTTCTTAATTTTGGCCGTTCTCTACGATAAAGTTTATGTTGCATGAAAATTCCCTTAGTTATTTGGCTTCACCTTGCACCCGCAAATATATCTATTCCCTACCCTCGTCCTGCCGTGGCGGGGACAGAGGCGGGGGGGTTTACGCTTCTTCATAATTTTGTAGTAATTCCCCTAAAATTCCCAACACCATTTCCGTACACCATAGTTCCTTTTCTAAAAAACCACCATTGTTTAATCCTTTGGATAGGATTAAGGTAATAATCCCACCTTAAATGCGACCCCATTATTATTGGTGAACCTAACTTATTCGCAATCCACTGCATAAACCTATCAAACCGTGGTTGGCGCATTAGATTAATAAAATCCCTGTTTTCCTTAAACCTAAGATCAAGGGTTTTACCATCTTTTCTAAGATAAATAGTTGCGGTAGTCACAGGTTCGTTCATCTAATCTCCCCATTTGGCGACGCTAACTTGCTGGTAATGCTTGTCGCATAATATCCCAGAGTAAAAAACCTCATCATTGCCAATAAAGAACTTGGGAGTATGGAAAAACTGGGTTCCCTCCTTCCGGCAAAAACCATACCCGAAATTCCTGATCTGACAGAAAGTAACAATAAGCCCGGGGTGGTTCTCCGCCTGGGGCGGGGTATTCCCTACCAACTTCGTCTGTTTCTGTCTATCTCGGTAAGCCCTGATTTTGCAAGCCCCAGTAGCAAAGATATTTCTGGTAAGGATAACTCCGCACCCGCACGAGCAAGGAAGCTGATAACTGGTAAACATAATCCCATTGTACCTTACGGGTACGGAAATTGCAACCATTGGGTACACCACCTCTGGTACTTTGGGGTACTAGGCCTGGGTTTCCTCGAGTACATTTTCAAATTTCTCCAAAAATCTGGGGCGGGGCGGGAGAAGGAACCTAAAACCCCGATGGCACCACCCAGGGGTGTACCCCCCCAACGAGGCGCTAAACGCCCCGGAACCAGGAATACACCCCAAAGGCCAATAAAGCCAATCACCAGGCTTAAACCAAGGCCACCACAAGCCCAAATTCGCACGATTATGAAGGCCAAGCACATAGTGTACCCCTCTGATCCAAGCCCAGAAACCCAGGCGATAGGAACACGAAGAAAACACCGGGCAAATGACCTATAGCATAGTACAACCAGGCGCACCAGAGGTGAACTGGGTCGCACAATCCACGTAGTACGACGTGGCACGAAGCCGAAGCTAAACCCGGCCCAAACTACCTCAAGACGGGGTGCGTAAATGAAGCTGGGTAAACATAGCCCCGCCAAGTCCCGGCCCACCGACCGGACAAGGAAAGACTAGTCATCCCATAGCGTCAACCAATCCTGACAACATTAAGCAAAGCACGGAAAGCCCCCGGCCCAAAGAAGGAACCGGGGGGTAGGCCAAACGCCTTAACCTTCCATGCGAGATTCGTCTACCTCTAAGAAATAACGGTCACCCCGCTTACTGGCCTTAAACACCCAATCACAACCACCGCTAGCCAAATCCAACAAGGAATAGATCAAGTCGGCATCAAGCGAAAACTTACTGCCATCCTCACCCCGAACAACCACATCGCCGTTAATAGAAACCCCACTTAAATCATCTATCGAAATGTGCCGAACTAGCTTAATTTGCTTAGACATTTAAATCACCCCCTTCCTTTTAAGCTCCCGTTCCCCGGCTCGTGGCCTCGCGGACACCAGCCGGGGCGCAAGGCTCAAGTCCGATCCCAACCTTTCAACTGGCTTTTAATATTAGCCAATTCAGCCCGATCCCATATCTTGAAAAACAAAGAGTGAATCGCCTCCTTAGCCTCCAAGAGCGAGGGGTCATTGCGACCAGCGTCATAAAGACCCAAAGCATCATGAGTATCCTTAAGAGAACTCAAAGCCGAAAGTAAATAATCAAGATTCAAAGCACCCATTTTTATCACCTCCCTTCTGACACTACCGCCATTTAACCATAGCCACAAACCATGTCAAGGGGATCATTAGTAAGACACATCAGCGTTAATTGGCATTCCCCCCCGAGTACACCAGAGGTGATTAACGCAATAGATCAACTAACACCCAATCCCCAGCACCCGTAAAGCACCGCCCCATATTAGCCTGATCCCGAACCACCACCGGCCGGATCAACCCGGCATCAGAGGCTACGCTCACCGTCTGATCCTCTCTAAAGAAATAGGTAGGAAAAGACTGCTGATAAACAGCAACCAAATCCCGGCGCAATTCACCCCGCCCGAAGGCTCGGCCAAACTGCCAGATCATATACAAAGCCAAAAGAAACACCAGGAAGCCAGCTCCAATCGCTCCCCAATCACGACGCTCATCCATAATATTCACCCCCTATCTAACCACAGACATAAGCAACAAGACAAAGAACATTGAAAGTAAAAACCAAAAGGCAATCTCAACAGATAAATCGTTCATGAAACCATGAAACCTTAACCCAGAGCCAGTGTCAACCCCCAGAAGTGGGCGACACATCAGGACTTTCAGGCAAAATCCCCCAAGTACGCAAGATAGATTCGTGGTAATCCACGAGTGCCGGAGTCAACTGGTGCCGCTGCCGATACACCATTAAACTAACCGCAATTTGTTCACCAATCTCTTCATCAGCCAAGGCCGCCTCCAGGCGCCGGCGATAACTGGCCAAGCCATCATGGTGACCATCATCGTGCTTGCCCACAATAAACTGCTCTTTAGCCATGAGCTAAATTATAACAGCCCCAAATTCAAACGATTGAAACCCTCAAGCACATAGTATACCCCTAAAATTGCTCCTGGCCAGGATCAACCCAGCCAGGAGCTAACCCTACTTCCACTTAGAGCAGTTAACAGCCGAGCCCCAAGCTTTGTTCAAAATCCGTTCAAAGTCGTAAATCTTCGCCGTCTGAAAGTCGACTTTATCATGGAGGGAACCAACTCGGCCAATCACAGCTTCTTCTCTCGCCTTTTGCTCCTGAGTAAATTTACCTAACCTTGAGTCTAGCCCCTTGACCACAGAATAGTGGATGGCAATATTTAAGGCTGTAACGACAATTGCCAAAACAATTATGCTCCTCATATTTTATCACCCCCTTTCTTGAACACTGGCGAGATTTAACCCTATCCCAGACTTCATGTCAAGCGGAGATTAGAGCGATGCGTGAAGCTAAATTTATCATTTCCCCCAAGTGGGCGGCAGGGAGCAGACGCTTGAAAGTGAGCCATGCCCCCGGCTAGTGTCCTGTGGGGAGAGGTGACGGGCTAAAGCCCTGAAGCCTAACCCACGCCTTCATACACCATTATGCCGCCTCCTTAGCCGTGATCTTAAGGAACTCCTTAAACTTCTCATTAAAATCCTCTCGCTCCTGCTTACCAAACATGAAGAAATTATACTGTTGGCCAGGCGCCTGGGTATTAGGGGCTTGAGTCCAACCCAGGAACTCGGACAAGCGATCAATGTAGGTCTTGCGCACCGCAAAATCAGGGTGAAGTTTGCTCCGGTTTTTACCCACCCTCACCATCCTGGTAGCATCAATCCCGTCCAAGTACCGCTCCATGAGCAAGGGTTGGAGATGCACCCCGAACCGGCGCTGGGCCAACTTATCCAATCCGGCTAGATAGATTTCTACCCCCCGGGATCTAAGCAAGACCCGGCTGGGTTCGTTAGTCCCAGACTTATAACCCGCCTCCTCCATCGCCCCCTTCAAGCTTTTAAACTTACCCGACAGAATATTGTCAACAGCCCTAATCTGTTTAGCCGTAGGCTTAACCTTGAGCTTAGAAGGCCAAACTGGTGTCTTCATGGGTTTAATAGGTGGGATCATTTAATGGCCTCCGTTCCTTCCGCCCCAAACTGGGCTGGTTCAATCATGCTTGCGCCATGTTCAATCGGGGTAGGAAGAATAGGCTTGGGGGGTGGTTCGGGCCTGTTCCGGTGAACCCCATCCCATCCTCCCATAGCCTTGATAATAGTGGGTTGGTTGACATGGAACAAGTTGGCAAAATACCGCACCGATGGTTTTCTCCCCTGGGGTGCACCATCCATAATCTGGCGCATCAATTCCACTTCCCGCTTAGTTAATTTCCTCTTATGTTTAGCCATTAGCCTATCTTAGCATCAGGCGTAAATAACCTGATAAGCCAAATGCCAAGCCGAGTCAATTGCCAAGCTATCTGCCACCTAGTCCAAGCATACGCTCTGATGACATAATTTAATGGGATGGGGTAGTAGACCACCGATAACC